GCCGACAGGAGCGCCAGAACCTTTGACGCTGGGCGGGCGGAACAGGTAGCCGCGTTCGGTCTTGAGTTTTTCAACCCATTGATCCATCGGCAATTCGTTGTACCCGTCAACGGCGACAGGGTTACCTGATTCGTCCAGCTTCAGTTGATCACGGACCAAGCGCAAAGCATCGTGAGGATTGTGTGCGCCCTGCTCAGCCAGGATTGCAACCACGCGGTTGTCCAGCTGATTCACGGTCAGCTTTGATTCAAGGTCAGCAATCTTGCGCTTCAGCTCTTCTTCGCGTTCGGAGAACTGCTGGGCGTATTGCTTAAGGGCTTCGTCGTATTTGCCCTTGGATTCGAGTTCTTCCTGCTCCTTGCGGCGCTTGAACTCCACCAGCTCTTTAACGTCCACGCCATCAGGAACGACTGGCGCTTTTTCCTTTTGTTCCTTGAGCTTGCCGATCAGCTCAAAGTTTTTGCGTTCAAGGGCTTCAATGCTTTTCTTGAGTGCATCAAGCTCTCCATTGTCTGCAGTCGGCGTAGCGTCCTGCATTTGTTCGTCGGACATGAAAGACCCGTAGGGTTACTTGTGGAGTATATCTCTATTTTCAAGGCAAACAATCAGACTGCAGTTGTAATTTCCGCCAATGATCATGCGGGAGTGGAACACGCCAACGCGGGAACCGTGGAACCCTGTGATTGTGCAGCTGCTGCGTGCGATTGATCTGCATACGCGCCAATACTTCAGCACTGGCGACAAGTGGCACGCTGAACAGGCAGATCAACTGCGGCGCTATGTGATCGAGCTAAAGGAATGGATCTTCAAGATGGAAGGCCGCTAATCGTCCTCTTCGTCATCCTCCGTACAGGTAATCACCTCTACGCCTTCAGCGAGTCTGCCCAGCAACGCGCCAAGGATTTCAGGGCTATTGGGCGTAGGGAACATGAAACGACCTTCAACAATGCCATCGGCACATTTCAGGTAAGTGCAACTGCCTTCCCAGATTCGGCCTTTCATTTGCGTTTTGGCGCTGCCTTCAATTCTGACCGCTTTTTGAGAACTGGGTTACCGGTTGATTCCGATTTGATTCGCAACACAGGGTCATCGGCAGAGCCAACACGAGTAACAGAACCGCCGCGGGAAGTGCGAACAGAGCCACGCTTGCCTTCTTTGCCGACGACCACGCCATAAGTGCGAACCCCTTGATAAACCCAGCTGACACGAGAGCCAATGCCAATAGCCATCATTTTTTCTTGCGACGTTTACGGGATTTGCCTGCCTTTGAATAGGCAATGGCCGCGGCCTGCTTAGGATCCTTGCCCGCCTTGATTTCACGGCGGATGTTTTCCTGAATGACCTTTTTGCTTCGGCCTTTCTTAAGCGGCACGGAACTGTGGCTGCTGGTTACAGCCTAATCAACCCGGACCTTGCCGTAATCCTCGCGCAGTTCCTTCAATGTGACCTCGGTGCCATCTTCGCGGACCATGCGGCTTAGCGCATCTTGTGGACCGTATTTATTGGCAAGCTTCCTGAAGTAGGCGGCGCGTGTCTCGCTGCGGAATACATCTTTTTGGTATTCCTTGGGTTTGTTTCGCAGCCATTGCCCATAGGTTGTGCTGGCTTTGACCTGACCGCCTTCCGCAGATCGCTTGAAAAATAAGCTGCCCTTATCCAAAACCTCCTCAGGTGGACGCAGGCCAAGCCCTTCGTAATTGATCACCGGCACAATGGTGGAACGGCAGTTGAAGTGAACCGGCGGAACAGGACCATCGCCATAGTTGAACTCCTGACCATCAAGGCTTTGGCAGATCGCTGAGGTCTTGCCATCAAGCGTGGCGACGTATCTGTATTTCTGCGTGACATCCTGGTTGGCTTTATACACGTTGTCGCTTGCGGCGTTGGCGACCTGCTGAATTGACGTGCGAACAACGGTCAACACCTGATGGTCTGCCATTTTCGTCAGCTCACCACCGGCTAGGGCTTGTTGCCGTGCGGTTTTGGCAAGTTGGCCAAAGTTCAGGCTGCCGACAAGGCGACGCGCAATCTGCGGGGTTGGTTCGCCCGACAAAAGGCCAGTACGCACAACAGCGTTGAAACGTTGCGCTTGAGATTCAGCCAAGCCGCGAAATGCTTTGCTGACCACTTGACCATTGGGCAACGTGATTGCAGCGCCCTGTCCTGCTGTCAGGTTGAACTGACCAGTGCCGGGCAGCGTGAAGTTGATATCCGTTGGATCAACCGTGGCCACCGTGGCGGCAAAGTTCGGTGCAACCTCAACAGTGCGTACAGCTTCGCGTGCAACAACACTGGGCTCGATTTGACGCGCACCAATCTGACCGCCTTCAACGGCAAGCCTCAACTGCTCAGTGACGAATTCCGTTTGCAGCTCGGCCAAGCCCTGTAGCTCACCGGCTACATAAGCGGTGCTGCGAGCCGCCCAACCGTCCAACGATTCCTTGAGTTGAGCAAGGATCACACGCAAACGCTGCGCTTGATAAGACTGGGGGCTGACAATACCTGCGCCTGCAGTTGCTGCGCCAATGTCGATTGCCTTTAGATCGGCAACAGCGCTAAGGATGATCTCGTTGTAATCACGAACGATCTGCTTGGCGACGCCATTACTGAAGCGATTTAGGTCAATCGCATTGCGGAACAGGTTTTCAACGGGCTGATTGGGATCAATCCGTCTCTTGAACTGTTCAACGTTGAGTAGGCGCGGCGTTACGCCAGATTGCGTCATTGTTCAATGGGAGCTTGGTCGTCTTCCATGGAAACTTGCTCTGCAGGCATGTCACCAGAGGTCATGTCCATGCCGCCGCCCATTTCAATCAACCCGCCCATTTGCGTTGCTTCCAGCTCCTCCTCAACATCAAAATCGTCGCCCAGAATCTCGCCTTCACTGAGTTGATCAAGCAAGGTTTTCTGAGTGATGGAGCCAGCGGTGTAGAGCTGCAGCAGCGCGAGGATTTCCTGAGGCTCAAGGCGTGCGCCCACAAAATCCCGGTTGACATAGCTGGAACCGGCTTGAGGCTGGCCAACGTAGTCTGCGTGGAACTGCAGGCAGTTGTCGATCAGATCTTGCACTTGCTGTGCAATAACCATCATGGTGCTGTCGCCCTGGCTGCGATCAATACGCTTCGATTCAGCAGTTTCAGCGCTGAGCTTTTGACCCAGGACAGCAGATAAGCCGAGTTCGTTGATCTGACCGGCGAGTTGCTCAAGGCGCTTGAACTGCGCTTCAAAGCTCTTGCCGTCAGGCTCGATGTATTCAGCGCGGCCTTCAGCAGGGAATGCGATTGCTTCACCAGGACCAGCAGAGACTTCCTCAGCAGAACTCGGGAACCCAAAGAACGCCAGCATCGGCACTGCACTGATGTGCAGCATGTTGTCCAGATCGCTCTGGATTTGATACGCCTTGAGGTTCAGCTCTGCGATGTCTTCCATCGGCGGGCGTGACTCAAGCAGCCCAACACGGTTGGAATAAGCAACAGCAAATGGGATGTAATCAAGGCTGGTCTGGCCTTCGGCTACTTTCTCGAAATCACCGTTGTCTTCGCTTTGGCGGTACAGCTCATAAGAGCCAGGACGCAGCACGCGGATCTGCTCAACGTACTTTTCGCCAAATTCACCGTCAGGAACAACGACGCGCTCCATTAGGCGAAGCATGGTCAGCTGCTGGCCGCCGTTGACGATTTCAGAGCGCCAACCAAGAATGTCCCGCGGGGTGTAGCAAACCCAGTACGGACGAAGACTGGCTACATCGGTGATGTTTTGTGTTTCGTCGTCAGTGGCAGTTGGGAAATCAACTAAGACGCCAACGTGGCCATAACGAACAATCTTCCTAGTCAACTCATAGGTGAAGATGTTTAGATCATTTCCCTGCAGGTCTACATCAAACAGCTGCTCACGAATTTGGTCTGGGACGTTGTCCAGCTTGACCGGCTTGCGCGTCAACATGCCAGCCAACATCCGTTCAAGACGTTGATAGAACGGCGGACATACGCTACGTGCTAGACGGTTGTCGTAGGACTCATCTAGCTCACGTGGTTCTTGCGGTAGGTAACGCCGATGCTTGCGGCGCATACCGTAGGTGCCTTGCATCAGATCTTCAATCAAGATCCAATGAGCTTCTTGCGCATACCATGCAGTATTGGCATCCTGCACGCGAGTAACGCGGCGCTGCGCAATAGGCCGGTCGTAGTTATTGAAGCCGGAATAGACCATTACAGCGCCGCAGTCATGACGGTAGTTTACGCAGCTGCGGTCAGCGTGATGCTATTACGACCAAGCTTGATTTCAAACTCAGTGCCGGGCTCAAAACCCATCTCACGGACGTAACCATCACCAACGGATAGCTTGCCGTTGAATTGCACCTTGGTCTTGTAGGTCAATTTACGACCTTTACTGGCAGGCTTGCTGCCGAGTTCAATGCCTTTTGCTTCAAGCAATGCTTCGTAGAACTGCGTGAAGGCAAGGCGATCCTTGATCACATAACCGCAAGCGCGGACCAATTCAGACTTGCTGCAGTCACCAAGTTCTTTGACCTTGGCAAGTAGTTCAACACCCGTGAGCATGAGTAGGGTAAATGGTTTGCGCAATCAATATAGCCTAATACCTGTGCTGCGGCCAGCACCAGCGTGGAGTGGATTGAACTCACGCCAGACGAGGTAGCCCAGTGCATCATTCATGTGGTCATGGCCTGCGTCTTTATCTGGATCGCCTTTATCGGTGTAGCACTGCAGCTCTAAGCATTCGATCAGTCGCTTGCAGCGTTGGTGGATGGTGAGCCGCACTTGGCCTTTGCCGTTTTCCAGCAAAGCCTGAACAGCAGCCACGCGATCACGAACGGGAGGATTTGCCCGCGGTGACTGGTTTGACATGCCGTAGGACTCCAGGATCTGGATATCGGTTTGGCTTGCATTGGTGCTGCGGTTGCCGCCGCTGGCGTCTGGGTAGATGTAGATACGCCGTTGCGGATAACGCGCTTGGATCTCTTGCGCCAATGCATCAGTGTCATGTGCGCCGCTGATCTCATCTATCACTAGCAGACTGCTACCTTGCCGGATGGCAATGACGGCAGACATGTTGCCCACGTTGAAGTCAACGCCAACCCTGAGCGGTTCGCGGCTGGTATCGGGCAGGTCGGCAATGATGTGCTTGGCCCGGTCGAAGCGGTCATACACCTGGCCGGTAGTAAGGTTAACGAACTCGCCATCAAGATAAGCCCGCAGTAATTGCGGATCATAGTTTGCCTCGAGCCGTTCGATGAAATCTGGCGGCAGATGTGGGTTATCAACAGAACGCATCTTGATCAGCTTGCGATCAGCACGACCTTTGGCATCCTCACTGCCGAAGGTGTTCCACATCCAGCGGAAACCCTCTGGTGTACTGGCAGCACCAAACTGTCGAACATTGCCGGAGCGCAAGCGGCCAAGGATCTTGGGAAATGCCTTGTTTGCAATGCTTGGCGTTACGGTGTCGATCTCATCTGCAAGTACCCATGCAAGGTTCAAGCCAATAATGCGTGACCAGTTCTCAAAGCTACGGCACAGGATCTTGGTGTCACCACCTGGCAGGTGCAGCATGTACTCAGGAAGCGGTGATGCCCT